GCGTCGCCTGGGTCCGAGCGGCGTCAGCGGTGTATCCCGCCGACCTCAGTTGCGAGAACAGGTCTTCAGCCACGCGGGCTTCAGGCGCCAGAGCAGCGGCTTCCGTTTCAGCCACAGACACGGCAGCGTCGAAGCTGGCGCGCAAGCTTTCCTCACTGTTGGATTCGAACTCGTCAGCCTCACGGATCGACAGCGCATCGAGACCGTGGCGGATCTCGTTCTTCCACGCCTCGTGCGCCGGCGTCCCCGCGATCTTGCCGAGATAGGTTGACTGATCGAAGACGACATCAGCGCCAGACACCAGGGCCGCGTTCACCTGATCGCGGATGTCCCATTCGTCGAGCCACTGATCAAGCTCAGGATTCGACTGGAAGAACGACGCGACCTGCTCGGCAGGGACGAACACCTGCTCATCACCGCCCGCCGCCTTCAGGAACTGCTCAAACCGTTCCGGCGAGCGCTCGCGCACCGGATTGCCGACCACGGCATCAGCCGCCTCGTTGAACTGCTCAGCGCGGACCTTGGATGCCTGGGCGTTGGCCCGGTTGTCGGCATAGGTCAGAAGCTGTTGCGTCGCACGGTTCCCCGCATAGACGCCCGATGTCGTCGCCGCCGAACCAACCGCCGTCGCGATAGCCGTTTGCAGCGCAGCGTTCGGACGCTCAGCCAAGAACTGGTTGACCGTCTTTTCAGGGTTCAGCGTGACCCATTCGTTGAAGTCCTGCAGGACGGTTGTCGCCTGCTCCCCAAGCTGCTCGCTGACTTGCGTCCTGATCAGCGTTTGCAGGAACGGAGAGCCGACCTTCAGGCCATCGAACAGCGGACCCAGGCCTATGCGCTCGCCCACCGCCTCAGCGCCACCCTGACCGGCGCCATAGAGCAGGGACGGCGCAATGCCGCGCCCAGCATCCCGCGCCTGTCCATAGGCTTCACCGCCGACCGGAGCAGCCAGCAGCATGGCGGCCGGCGTCGCAGAACCACCCGAGGCCAGCGTCGCCGCGATGCCGAGGATCGACGGTACGACGCTTTCGAGACCGGAATAGGCCGCGCCCTCTAGGGCATTGTCGGTTTGAGGACGGAGCGCCGCCGCCTGGCTCATCAACCGCTGGCGATAGGCCTGCGATGTCTGGCGCCGGTTCTGCTCGGACGTGGGTCCGCGCAGCACACCGGCCGAGGTCAGGCCGCGCTCAATGGCGACGAACGGGTTGATCGCGTCACCCACATCGCCCAGCGCTTCAGTCAGACCGACGACGCCCGCCGACGACCGCGGAATCCCCGCGTAGAGCGAACGCCCGATATTGCCGATGACCTCCGCACCGCCGCGCGCGCCGCGCTTCAGCATCTGCTCCAGCGATCCAAGGCCCTCGACCTGATCGTGAGCGATCTCAGCGTTGGCCTCATCCGCCATAAACGAAGACGTGGCGGGCGAGCGGTCCAGAACCGAAGCGATCTCGACCTGACGGGCTTGAACCTCATATCCAGGATCGGCCAACACCGCTTGCGCCGGAACGCCGAGACGTTGCCCCAGGCGCTGGGCGCGGGCCGCACGTTCGGGATTGATGCCGGTTACGGTGGCGGCATTTGCTCCCGCCCTACGTCGGTCTTGCTGGCGGGCATAGTTGGCAATGAAGTCATCGCTCACCGGAACTCACCCCTTGCACGACCGAGCATGTAGATTTCCCTGATCTGATCAGCCGAAGGGTTAGCCCCGTTCGCCGCCGCGCGATAGCGGCTGACGATCTGCGCCTGTGCCGCAGCCGGGACGATGGTCGCGAAGTTGTATTGCTGCTCACGGCCACCAAGACCGAACAGGCCGGTGCGAGCGCCTTCACGCTGCTGAAGGCCACGGCCCACGATGCGGGCCACATCCTCTTGTGTCGGAACGCGATCTTCACGCTCTATGAAGGCCTCAATCTCTTGACGTGAATAGGTCAGCAACCCGTTCAATAGGGCCTGATCCTCTTCCTTGGCCTTCGCTCCCACCACGATCCCGGCCTGTTGAGCCATCTGACGGATTTGCGGAAGTGCAGTCTGAAGCGCCGCACGGCGCGGATTGTTTTCCGCCGTGTCGGGACGTGCGCGGATTTGCGCTTGATCCGTCCGCATGGAACGCAGATCGCTCGCACTCATGTATGGCGCCAGAGCACCGAGATCGAGTTGAGCGAACGCGGCCGGGTCTTGATACCGCGTGTTGATCAGGTCAGCATAAAGCTCCTGATCGGTCTTCACGGATTCGCCGCCAGCCTTTTCCTTCTCGTTCGCCTCGATCTGGTTCGCCGCCGAGCGCAGGGCGGCCGGCGATACGCTCGCCCGAACCGTCGCTGGAATCTGCGACAGGTCCGCGACCTCGTTGGCGCCGCCCGGTAGATACGCTTCAAGAGCGCGCTGGGCCTCACCCTCCGCATCCGCACGGCCGGCACGTTCGCCGTTCAGGCGCTGACGGGCGCGGCCTTCCAGCACACGCCGGAAACGCCAGTCGCCGCCGCTGTTCTTCTCAGCCCAATCGGTGATGTCCTGTTCCGTCACGATGGCGCCGCGCGCGGACGGAGCGCCGCTGCTTCCACCCGGAGGCGCGACGGCTGTGTTCTGGTTGAAGACCGTTGACGGATCGACCGGCTGGCCGTTGCGACGAACTTCGAAGTGCAGGTGCGCGCCTTGGCTGTTGCCCGCGCCGGCCGCGCCACGCATACCACCCGACAAGGCGATCACGTCACCCTGGCCCACGCTCTGACCATCGCGCACATTGTAGCGGTTCAGGTGCGCGTATCGCGTCTCAAGGCCGTTGCCGTGGTCGATCACCACATAGTTGCCGTAGCCGTCTGGATCTTGTTTAATCCGCACCACACCGGGCAGGCTGGCCGTGACCGGCGTGTTCGGCGGAATCGGGAAGTCGACGCCCTTGTGATTGGTCGATCCCACGCCACCCGGCGAGCGCCGCGCACCGAAGCGCGATCCAACGGCCGAACTCACCGGGGGCTGGAATCGAACCGTCTCGCGCGTCCCGCCTTGCGGCGCCACATCGACCGTGGGCGTCTCGTTGATGTCGAAGCTGTCGTTGACCATCATTTCCGCGCGCCAGTCATAGTCCAACTCGCGCACGGAGTTGGACAGGCCGGGGCGCTTCTGAGGGTCGATATGCTCCTCGTTCGCTGTGAAATAGTCCTTGGCCTGCTGCGCCTCGCCTGCGCTCACCAGCGACTGCAGGGTGGACACATGGACATCCGACTTGGCGGCGAACCGCATCGGCTGAACATCAATCCCCCGCCGCATGGCGACGCCCTCAAAGTGACCATCCAGAGCGGCAAAAGCGAGAGCGCGCTCTTCCGATCCAATCGGAGCATTGACGACATCAACCGCAAGGGACGCAGACCGGCTATCCTCAGCGCTTGTTTGCCACTTCTCGGTCTCTTGCGTGAGGTGCGAGTTGTATTGATTCTGGAAGCGCTCAAGGCGCCGGTTCAGGACGCCGCCCAGCATCCCCTTCTGTCGCTCATTCGTGGCCCGCGCGAGGAAGTTGGCCTGCGTCTGCTGCCAGCTCTCTAGCGTCGCCTTGGCCGCGTCCACCGCGTTCTTGCCTTGGGCCTGAAGGAACGGGCTTTCGATCTCGCGCGCGGCTTGACCGAACGCAGCGTCAAGATCATTCGCAGTCGCCTCGTCAACACGGGCTTGGAAATCGTCTTTCGCCTTGGCAATCTGGGCCACACCGCCAGCCAGAGCCGAGACGCCACGGGCGAGGTTATCCGCCGCGCCGCTGTCGAAGGATTGGAGACGCTGACCACCTGGCGCACGGAGTGCAACCTCTTGTCCGATCGTCGGAATACGGGCCATTCAGATCACCACTTAAAGGCGCTATTCGGGAGGCTCGATCCCGACGAGGTTGATCGGCCGAAGCCGCCGACCGTCGCAGAGTTGGCCGGCATCATGCCCGAGATCGACGACGCGCCGCTCAAGATCGTCCCGCCAGCCTGAAGGATCGAACCCGTGAACGCCGAGTTGCCGCGCGCCCGCGCCGCCTGACCCTGGGCCGTGTAGTTGGCCGACGAGATCAGATAGCCCCGCGTCTCGCGCTCATAGTTCTCGCGGATGGTCTGCGCGTCGTTATAGCCAGCGCCCAGCGCGTCGATGTCCACGTCAACCGGAGTGCCGAACGTGGTGTCCAGACCATTCGCCGCAAAGGCCGCAGTTGCCGCAGACCTGGCCTGGGCCACCTGACGCCAGCGGGCCAGCTCTTCCAGCTTGCCACGGTTCTGCGCGTCATATGCAGCGTCGCGCTCCATGACAGCGTTGGCGTTGGCGACGTTCTGTTCGTACTTGCCCTGCTGCTTGGCGGCATAGCCTTGATAGACGCTGGCGCCAGCAGAGACGACAGTGGCAATCGCGGTCAATGTGATGGGATCCGCACACACGTTTGTCAGCCCTTCGAGAAACGCACCATCGCGACATCCCCGAGTATCACGATTTCGTCCTGAACCGCAAAGCCCAAGGCCTTCAACACGCGGATCGCCTTGCGGTTATCGACGCTGACCACGTTTTCGAGGCGCGGGAAGTCCGACTGCATGGCCGCGACGAACCCCGGCCCCCACTTCAGCCACTGTCGCGCGCCGCGCTCGACCTCATCCGTCGCCAGGAACCACGGCGCTGCACGGCCGGATATGATCGACAGCGGCAGCAGCCCGAACATCGCGACCGGCTTGTCATCTTGGAACACGGTCCACGCCAGCGTCGATCCGTTCAGGCAATGCCGCAGCGCCTGTTTCGGCTCACGTCCCGTTGCGCGACACTCGATCTGGTCAATCAATCGCATCCTTCGTGCAATGCGGTTGACGCTTCGTATGTGCGCGGGCTTGACGGTCCAGACCATTTCCATATTAATCCCCCAGGCACTCTCGGGATAAAAAGTTTCAGGCGCAAATACGGTACGAAGGCAGAACAATATACCTCGGCTCATTTCAGAATGTAGAGGAAGCCAACGCCGCAAGGATGGAAGCTGAGATTCGCCTTTGGGGTTTGGAGCCGCGTCGAGCGTCAGCTTCCAGTATCAAGATCAACCTCGATTCCCAAGACAACTAAAGGAAGCGGGTCCGTTTGCTGGATAGTCACCACCGGCCGACGCCAGTCTGAACCCTCAACGCCGTTCGTCTCGACCGCACCCGTGTAGGGCATGGGTGGCGTCACCGTCAGAAGCTCAGGCGGATTCGGCATGGAATAGGTCGGGTTCTGATCCTTCCGCAAACCAGCGCCGATCAGCAGGCCTTCACCGAATCCGCAGGTGTTCATGAAGTTGATCGTCGCGCTCGCCACCGACTGGCGCCGGTTTTTCGTCGAACCCATGCCCTGGGCCTCGACCACCTTCGGCAGGGTCCGCAGCGTCGAGACATACGGCAGGCCGACGACAAGTCGCTTCGTTGGATTGGGAAGCGGGCGATCCAGGCTCCCGTTGACGATCGTGCGCCCGCGGATCACGACACCATCAGCCAGGCACACCACGGCGCGGCCTTCCATTTCGTCATAGCCGGTGATGTCGTCGAACTCGATCTCAGAATCCACCACCACCGCGCAATCGAGAAGAACGGCCCCGGCCAAGTCCGACCAGCCCTCTTCCTTCCATGGAGCGCCGGCCATCCGCTCCACGAAGCGAACTTGATCATCGCCCACCGTGCGCCGGATCACAGCATACAGCGTGTCGTCCACGATCTCAGGGACGGAGCAGATGCTTTCGACCACCCCATCAGTCTCGCAGAGCGTCCAGCCCCACACGTCCTGCTCCTGTTGCCATGTCAAGGCCAAGAGCTTGCCGTCGTCGCGTCGCGCCCAAAGCACATTCGCCGGCTGATCGGTCCATGCAAAGCCAAGGACTTGGAAACGGTCAAAGAAATGTTGCGCGAACACCGAGAGATTGTTCCCCCGATAGCCGTCCTTCTCATAGGTGTAACCGAGCGTATGGATGCTGCTGGCCGCGACCGAGGCATAGAACGCGATGTCGCCCACCACTTCCGGCCGGCACGTCCCGACGCCCCGATGACCTTCAGGCACAGCCCGGACCGCCGTCGGGGTGATGGCGCCGCCATCGGTCGAGCGGATCGAAAAGATCATGTCCGAAGTCATGACCGTGAGATCCTTCATCGGCACCAGATGGCGGATCGTATTTACCCGTCGCGCCCTCAGCGCCAACGCCAGGCTATCCGTCGCGCGCAGGGGTGAAGATCGGTCGAAGTTGAAAATGTCGTCTGTCTGGCTTCCGAACAAGGCGTTCGGCCGGGTGATAGTGCGCCCCACCCACAGACGGCTTTCGTGGAAGGTGATCGTCGCCGGGTTCTGGTTGTCAGTGAAGGGATCGAACGAAGACGGCGGCCCCGAGCTGAAATCAGCCAGGATATTGTCGTCCTTGAAGTTCGTCGTTTTCGACGACCCAAGATAGCCGTACACGCCCGAGCGGGCCTCATAGATGCGATACTCGACCGCCGTGTCGTGAGCAGTCCATGTGACCGTGTTGAAATCACCCTTTAGGCTCAGGTCGTTCAAGGCGTCCCACGCCGTCGACGCTTGGCTTTCCTGCCCTGCGTCATTGATCGCCGTGACCACATAGCTTTTTGTCGTTGCCAGATAGTCGGACTCAGCGCTTTGCGGATTGGTCACAGTCCCGCCCACGCCAACAGGCGCATCGATCTGCGAACCAATCGGCGCGTCGTCAAGGATCCAGACGTTATGATCGAAGCGGCGCAGACGCTGGATAGGATGTCCCATATGCGTAAGCACAAACACGTCAGCCGTCTGCTCATAGTTCAGGCTTGAAAGCTGGCCTTCTGTGAAAGGCGTGACTAGCTCGAAGATTGCCGCAACAGACATCAGGTCACTCTATAGGTTTGACGTTGTGCGACGACAGCCCGCCAGTCACCAGCGTTCGCGCGCGGTGAATAACGAACTCGATCACAGGCCCATCCTCAGCGGGATCAATCGAAGCCAGGACGCCAGGCTGATAGCCCTCGATGACTGTTCCCACCGAAATAGACTCGACCATTGTCCAGCGGGTTTTCTCGACGAAGAAGCGGTGACGATGGGCGTAAATATCTGAACGGCCATCTTCAAGCACCACAGTATGACGGCGCTGATTCTCGACCCTCTTGGCCAAGAGAACGAAGTAAGCCCCCCATTCCCCCGTGACCTCATGGGGCGCCCATACATAGTCCTGACCCTCACGCACATCAGCCGCACGAACCTGCTCACCAGGACCGTCCCGCGCCTCGTTCGCCAACAGGACCAAGACATCAGGGCCAGGGCATTTCGTCCCCCCACCAATCGGCGGGGGCGGCGGATCGTCAGGTTGATCAACCGGAGGAGGATCTTCGCCAGGAGGCAACGGAGGCGCATACCCACCAGTCCCACCCTGGACATCGCCAGCCACGCCGCCTGTGTCGCCCGAGAAGGCGCCGAACGCCGTCGTGTTAAGATCGATCCGAACCTGATTACCGTCGATGACCTCGATCACCTTTGCGCGCAAACCGTTGATCTCGATCATGCCGGCTACACCATCAAACGCCAGCGTCCAGCCCACGACATAATCGTGATCTGGAACAGTGACGACAGCTTGCGTCGCGTTGCTGATGCCGGTGATCGTCAGCTTCGGCCTCGTGACCAACTCGCCGCGGTAATAGATCCGCATCAGCAGCGGAGAGAACTCCAGCGCATAGGCGTTCCCGGTTGCAAAGATGAAGGGGAACACGACAGCAGCCTTTGAGCTGTCAGGAACCATGTCGCACAACAGGAAGCCGGGACGGTTGTATTGACCGCCCTGGGCCAGGCCGAGCGTGTTCCGCGCCAGAGACAGCGCCGTGGTGTACTTTGCCACGTCCCAGCGCGCCGCGACGGCCTCTGATACCTCGCCACCGGCAAAGGACGGATAGGACGCGCGGAACGTCATTCAAGCGCCTCGAAATGACCCATAAGAGCAGACGGCACGAAGTCATCCCCGTATCGGTTCTTGTTGCGATTGTGAGACCGGGCCAAAGCGCGATCACGAAATACCTCAGACTCCTGCATCAGGCGGTTCTTGGCGGCCGCGTCACGCTTGATCGGAACAGCCAGGCGCGAGGCCAGCGTCAACGCCAAGGCGCGCTCAAAGGTCTTCGACAGGCGCGCATACGCAGGATCGAGCGTGACGTACTCAAGAACCACGTCATCGCCCAGCGCCCACAGTACACCGTCCGCAAAGCTGAACTCCTCACTCTGACCAGCAAACGGCTCGCCACCCCACCCGTCGTACCAAAGACCGACAGAAAGCGGTACAGCCATATCGGCCGGCGCTTGGAACCGATAGCGCCAGTATCGGGCAGTATCAGCCTCTCCGAGCTTCGTCAGGCGAAGGCGCCGAACCCCGAAGTCCCAAGCTCCGGCCTCCATGACCTCGCCCAACGCCTGGGGAAACTGGCGCCTGCAGATTTGAGCGGCAATCGTCGTGTCATCGAGCGACACCAGCGGATCAGCCGGAATCTCGTCGAGAGCGAGGTTGCAGATTTGAACGGAGGAAAGCGTCATGGGATTACCCAATCGTAAGGCGTCGGCCCAAGGCCAAGGCTGGGCTGCATCCGCTGGGCCTGTGTGCCGTCCCAGTAGATGAGTTCGGTGCATTGGGTGGCTCGCGTTTCTGTAACGCCGTCCGTATTTCTGGTCGTATAGCCATTACGGCTTACGAAATCTGGCAGGACGCGATTGCTTACAGGTACGGTTCGAACAAAAATCTCGCGCCCGTCCGCAGTCTGCTCATTGAAGACAGCAGCGGATGGAAGGCCGTG